GAACTGAAGCACAAAGCTGCGCAAACCGATGTGGTGCAATCTGAAGCTGACGCAAACAGGAATATGACTGAGGGCGGTCGAGATCTGATGAAAAGCGTGGGCAAAGCAGAAGAGAACAAATCGGACAGCTGGTTTAACTAAGCGATGTCAGTAACTTCAAGCCTATGATTCGTGAGTATAAAAAACCCTCTGTAGTAACAGAGGGTTTTGTTCATTCATAGTGCAGGGTCAAATCATTCCCACTCAATTATTTACGATACACATAAACAATTGACTGATAACAACTTTCTTCCACATGATTTTCACCGTACCGTTTTATATACCGTCACCGGAAATCAGTGCCACGATTTTTGCTTCTTCAGTGAATCGTATTGCTGTTCGCAGGATTCTCCTGCAATCCGATACTTTTCAGCCTCAGCTGCTGTTGCGTTGTAAACTCGGTTGCTTTCTTCAAGCATGTCGGCGAGCACACCGATGACCTTGCTGGCTGGCGTGCCAGTGGGGAAAGATCCGGTATAGTGTTCGGCGAGTCGCTTGGTTTTGTCAAGCTCGGCGCGCAGGCTGTCAGCAGCGGCATTAGCATGCTCAGCATCAACACGCGCCACATCGATACGGGATTGTGCTTCACGTTCAATTTGTGTTTTCTCCTGATCACGTTGTGACCTGGCCTTATCATCAGCCTGTTTCTGATCTTCCTGTGCCTGCGCATACCCGGCGTCGTACTGACGACTGCCGTGTGCATTCCAGGCTACAACTCCTGATATGACCAGAACAGCAAGCATCGCCATGATAACCAACTGTTTCCAGTATGCTTTTGCGAATGCCCAGATCATACCGCCAGCACCTTACTGGCAGTGATGTATCGCGCGCGCCGGTCATCAATGCCGTTCCGGCCACCATTGATAAGCAGAGTTACACGTGCAATATCTCCGGTATACTTCATGCAGCCTTTGCTGGAGAAGAACCAGGCCGCGCTACGAGCCGCGTATTCGTCCTGTGCCAGCAGTTCAGGATTCTCCAGCAGGTCAACTTTCAGACCGTTTCCGCAGTCACGATAGTTATTCAAACCGGTAATCTGGATAAGCCCGCGCCCACGGTAATTCCAGCCATCGCCGGGAGCATTGTTACCCATGCGTTTGCTGTATACCAGATTTGCGATCGCGCGCTGGCGCTCAAGTGGCAATGGTGGTTCACCAGCGCGGCGCCCCAGTGCATTAGCCTGTCCCTGGGTGAGGCGTCCAGTCCGGACAAAGCTTGCCAGTCCGGTAACGCTGTAGTTGAAATTCTCCTGCAACCTAGTGAACCCCCCAGACTCATGCCCAACTTGAGCAATAAACATTGCCTGATCTTCTGCTTTGCTGATACCAAACTCTTTCATCGCAGAAGTTATATGCGAGAACCAGCGAGCGGCCAGCGCCTCGCTAATACCAGCAGCTCGCTGGAATTGTTTAATCTCCATGTTTAGACCTCGTTATTTTGAAAATCTGAACGACGTTACCGCGCGTTTTAATAACCGCAGCAAGCATGACAGCGTTGATAATGACCTCAGATAAATCCACAGCCATTGGCGTGCGTAACCAGATTGCATAGACGACACGAACTGGAATACTGGCTGCAGCAACAATCAGGAAATAAGCAAGCCATCCCCCCCATCTTCGGTGTTGTGAACCGTTACGCCGGAAAGTGACAACGCGAATTGCTATGCCAGTACAAATAACTGCATTGGTGATAAGCAAAAAAAACTCATGCGTTACCATCGTCTTTTCTCCCCGGAATTAACTCGCGTGGATTATCGGAACGGTGATAGAGCCAGATGCCAATTCGTACTGCGACGATTGCTGACACAAATGCGCCAGCAGAGAAAACAATCCCTTTCTCGAAAGAGTCCTGCGTGATGGTAGGTATCAGGCTGGCTATGCCGATAAGAATTGATGCTGCTGGTTTGTAGAAAAGAAGTCCGCAGAGAAAACTAAGCATCGACAAGAGTACGCGACGACGAATTGGGTACTCTACCGCAGAGGTAACAAAAATTACCGCGCCAGCCAAAGCTCCCAAAGCAACCTCAGGAGGCACTCCTGCTATCACCGCCGCCAGAGAACTCATGCTAAGCCACTGATTTAATGTTTCACTGGTTAGTTGAGCTGACATATTTTCCACCATTTATATGCATAACGACCCCCTAAATAGTAAAACATCATGCATGATAAACCATTTGTGGTTTTTTGTTACCCTGACATCGTCAATCCCCTGCCTTTGATGTCGATAATAAGGCTCGCCTTTTACATAACTCTGAACAGATTGCAGTACAGAAATGATTTAAAATATAGAGGCTTAGTTGAATTCCGCGCCATCAAATGGCGCGGTAGCAGTCAAATATAGAAATAAACACCAAAACAAACAGTAACAGGAACAACAAAGTCAAACAGGCTTCCAACATCCCATACGCGCGGATCAAAACCGCCCCACCACGGCATGTTCATACGCTTGCCATGCCCGAACATTTCAATCCAGCGATATTCTGCCTGGGTGTGTTCACGCGCAATGAAGAACGTACAACCAGCTATCGCTCCATAAGCCCAGTTTCCGGTAAAAAGGCCAATCAGTACCTGCGAAGCCACAGCACAAAACGCATGAAGGAAAGGTGTTATATCCATTATCGCTCCTTTAACATAAGGATAAATAAACACTTCATAAAATAGATTTCGTCTTTGTAACAATAATATCTACAAAATCACCTGCAGATATAGCTGATGGTACTGTATCTGCAAGAGTAATCTTTTCTGAAGAGATGTTTTGCACATCTAATAATTTATTTTCAACCCCATCCGTATATACCAATTTGACATCACTGAATGGAGGGTAATAAGTGACTGTTCCTTGGTATACATATATTTCAATGCCTGAAATTGATTTCACTACATACCTGCCCCTTACAAGATTAATTTTGAGTTCAGATAAATCGGTTTTATAACAGGTAATTCCTGAACCAATGTTAGCCATACTAATATCAGTATCACTATAATAAGTAATTGCTTTTCCTTGTTTTAAGGTGAAGTTATCTTTGCTTTTCCTTGGCAAGGATGTGCTATTTTTGTAATATCTACCAGTTAAGCATAGCCATGAAAATGCAGTATTCGCTACATTACCACCAGAATACACAGCTAAACGAATTGCACTAACTGGAACCCCTTCATTATTAATCCTGATCTTAATGGAAGAAATGTTAGCAACAGTAGCATATCTATGGTTAGATGAATCCCATTGCATAGAAGAAGTTATTGCTTCTGTTTGTGAAGTTATGACATTCCCATCTCCATCTAATGCATACAGGTAAATGCGAAACGATGCCGTATCTGCTGAGAATGTAAACATATCACCATTTCTTACTGGTACATCTCCAGATTCCCATAACAACCCAAAATTCCGCATAAAAGCAAACTTAGAAGAAACTAGGTGACGGATATTATATAAACCATCTACATCTGTTTGATATGCTAATACACCAACTTCTCCATTGTTGGCACTGGATATAAATGGGGTGTTAGCATTTAAAGAAAACAATGTTACTTCATCGGATATATTTTCCTGAACATGAAATACTGCATTCCCCTTGCCATTATCAGTTACCTCTACATAAGTGTAAGGTGATGGATTGTATGGTTCATTTGTATAGTAAGGAGAACTTAACCATGAAGCCTCAATTGAGTTATTCCACGTATATTCACCAAAGTTAATTATCAACTGTTGGTTAGTTGGGGATGATGGATATCGTTCAAAACGAAACCCGTAGAAGTAATTGTTATCACCTCTTTGAATATCAATTTTACCTGCCCCCTCCATAGTTCCACCATAAAACTTATTGTGGTTATGATGATATGGATTATCAGCGAAAATTATATTATTCGTACGATTCAGATAAAAATAGTTTTCATTTATCCATCCGTTCTCAACTCCAAGAAAATGAATTGTATCGACCTTTTTCAGGTTAAAGGTTGAGTATGCTATTGAATAATCCGTCGATGCCACCGAAGCATTATAATTTGCATATAACTGTAAGTAGTCGCAACGCTCAATGTTTATATGCTGCCCTTTTGCCCCGATAATACGAATATCCGGTGTCGTTTCAGATGAAATACCAGAATTTCTGATAATCGTTCCGAAGTTTTGTCTTGGGTTGTTAGGGTTTGATGCATTCCCGCCAAGCAATACCCCTATTCCTGAGTGGGATATGGTAAAAACAGCATTGGTCATTTCGAGGCTGACATTACGAAGATTTAATGTCTCCGTAATAATAAAATTACCTTCCGCTCGTAATGTTCTGGATGATTCTCGTGCATATTCTGCAGCCAGGATCAATGCAGATGTATCATCTGTTATACCATCGCCTTTTGCCCCAAAATCGCAAACACTAACGGTGTCTCTCATCTTATCCTGGAACGTTCGGTATACTGCTCCAGAACCATACTGAATAAACCAACCAAAACCACCAACAACCCCGGCGATTGCAGCATCGACATAATTACGCATTGAGCGATTATTTACAGCGTCCTGCTCAAGTGATGGATCTGCAAGGTTAGAAATTTTGTTTTGCTTTGCATCGTAATATTTTGCAAGCAAAGATGGTTTCATCAATGCACGTCTGAACCACCCAAAACATTGCTGGATCAGCATCGTCAGGTAGTCAAAAGCATCTTCATGCACTTCGGGGAAAAATTTTCCCTGATTGCGAAGATCTGTCTCCTGCACTACATCAAGCACACGATCTATCGTAATTCGCCAGCCAGCAGCAAGCGGAGACGGCAGAACCACTGAACCGCCACTATAAGTGCCCGCCCCAGTTACCGTATAACCGGTATCCAGAACCAATTCTGTTACGTTCCCGTTCAGGTCAGACACCTGAACAACCAGGTCTGATTTTCTGAAAATTCGAAAAGTATACGGAAACGATGTCGTAACGCCGTTACCTGTGTATTCGTTGTGGTCAACTTCGGTTGAGACCGTCATGTTAAATCTCCAGATAGTCGCAGCACCCGTTGCGCCGCATATCTGGTTATTCTATTACCCAAAAAACCATATATGGATAGAAAGACTGTGAATATGAATAGATATTACCTTTCAGGTAATTTGCAAAACGTGCTGGATAGCAAACAAATTATTTGCTACTGTATAAATATACAGTTATTGCATGGAGAAGATTAAGATGCAGCAGTATCACTATCCACTGGAAGACGGATTTACCGAAAGGATTCACACGCCGGGAGGCGTCAGGTCACTGGTGGAGGGATCGCACTTGATGAAATTACTCCGGGATCTCGATAAGGATGGATTTAATGTCGATGGCCCACTTGCCGAACTGACTGCACTGATTAACTACGTCACCAGCTCACAGATGTCTATGCAGGATCTGCAAACACATCTCGACTATTGTGCCGAACAATTACGAAAACAAACCACATAAAGAAAAGGCCGCTAGAGCGGCCTATCGTTTCGCTTTGTGCTCGTCCCAGCACGTTTTGCACCATGCCATTAAGCCATCCGCATTTTGATTATTAGGGTAAAAGCTGGTTCGTTTTCTGCGGACATTACAAATTGGGCACCACTTCATATGGCGTGTATTCTTTGGACCATCGAGACACCTTGCACACCACTTAGTCAATCCATCTGGATTTTTTGACGATTTCCTGAATTTTTCATATGGAAGGTTTATTCTGCATCGCAAGCACTGCTTGCTACCACTTGAAACTCTGTTAGCTGATTCTTCTTTTGGCGGCGATACAGAAGGTATTCTTGCTGGCTCTGATACTGCCTGAGGTGCTTTTTTAGATGACTGAGACGATATGTCATCACCAGGGAATCGTCCATGATATGCCGGACGCGTTGACACTCCAGGTGGAAGCTCTGCTGTAAATGGCTTTGGCTGAATCAGTTGCCTCTCTTTTGCTAACTCCTGCTGTTTATAATATGTCTGGATTACCGCACTATCATAAGCAGGAGGTGCGGAAATATTAGGCGCATTACCTCCAGTTTTTTGAAACTGAGTAGAGGTGTGTTCTATCACCTGTGTACGATTAATCGTTATCTCCCCATCTTCGGTCTTTATCGTTTTGTTATGATTAACGACCGTACGATCAGAGATCTTAGTCTTGTTCTGGTTGATAACATAAATAATCACCGCAACCACACCAACAACTATCCAGAAAACTTCCATTGCTTTTCCTCACAATAACATTACCTTAAAGGTAATATCTTGCTTTCAGGTGATCAAGCGTTAAACGCAATCAACCAAATAAGGTTGATTTTAATATTTCTTCGCGTTTATCATTACCTTTTAGGTAAATTTACATCGCACTCCTCTTGTGCCATAGTAATTGGGCACTGGCAAAATCCAGTGCCGGGATTGGTCTCCCGGATTACTACAGAGGCACATATGCCGCATAAGCGGTTTTTTTATGTGTAAAGCGCACCTATTCTATGGTGAGCTGTGTGGGGGCACCGAAAGGTGCGCCGGGTTCCTTTGTAGCCGGTAAGACCAACTCTGCACAGTTCACCACCATCTGATTGGTCTCAGCGGTGGTGATTAACCTAACTACAAAGGTGATCGCCATGAATACCAAACCTTCCATCTTTTCCTTTGAGTCATCCTGCCAGATCCGTATGTTCATGATTGACGGAGAACCTTGGTTTGTCACCAAAGATGTGTGCAATGCTTTGAATATTGATGTTACACAAGCGAGAAAACTTGATAAAAAAGGCTGGAACAAAAAGGGGCTGTATTCAATACAGACCCCTGGTGGAATACAAGAACTATCCATCGTTTCAGAATCAGGTCTCTACATCCTTATTCTGCGTTGCAAAGAGGCAATGACAGAGGGAACGAGAGCGTTCAGATTTCTTGAATGGGTTACAGGTGAGGTTCTTCCTCAGATCCGCCGCACCGGAAGTTACATTAAAAACTCGCTCCCGCAGGAAGAACGCATAAAGATGGTTGCCGACCAGGTAGCCAACGCCACAGCATCAGCAATGATGCAGGCAATGAAGATAGAGAACAAAACCTACAGTGCCCCACTGAAGCCCGGCTACCGTAGCCTGATTCATTCTCCGTCTGGTGTTCTCGGCCTGACGGAGAACTCACTGCTGATGAATCTGCTGAACCAGTTACAGGACGACGGGCACGACGTATCGGGCGCGGCGGCGGAGCTGACCACCATGTTCTGCTACATCGTTGGTGTGAGCAAATGCCTGCGTGATATCCAGACGCACGCGGAGTACATCAACGACAAGGCAGGGTTCTTCTGACGGGCGGCGGCACAGGGATGTGCCTTTAAATAATTCTGTACAGATTGCAGACTGGGGGTGAATAGCGTACTATTACCTCAAGGGTAAGAAAGCATTTTTAATCTTCCCTTCAAAACGCGTCCTGTAGCCAAACATGGGAGGACGAAATGAGAACAAATACAACAAGAAAAGCGATGCCATACATTATCCCAGAAGCAGATTTCGATAGAAAACTGAACATGTCTGAGAAGAACACTAGTCACACCGAAAGCTACTTAGCGAAAGGTGTGGTTGATTTCGTTCTTCCGGGATTCACAACACCTTATGGTTATCGCCTTGTAAAATCTTGTAATGGCGATCATTACAGAATGATTACTACCAGCGATACTCCAGAAACGGTGTATGCGGTTAAGTTAATCTTTCGGGAAGATATCGTCGAAGCCAAAAGAACATGTACGCAGATCATGGTATGGCGTACGCCTAATGTTATTCATGACCGTGCTGTTCATGGTTTGCCTCAGATTTTTTTTCAGTTCTTCCTAGAGCAATATGCGATCGTTGTATCTGATGAGCAACAAACAATCGATGGGAGAAGATTCTGGGAAAGAATGATTTCTTGGGCTATAAACACCCCAGGATATAATGTATACGTTTCAGATGGCTCTGAAGAAGATAGACCTCTTAGCTTCATGGCATCATGGGATGATTTCTATAGCCAGTGGGCTGATTTCTGTTGGGGCAGTGATAAAGATGTGCATACCCACAGACTACTGGTTATAAGCAAAGATAAACTGCATTAATAGAAGCCCGCAGCGCGGGCTTTTTTGTGGACGAAACAAAAGTCAGTGCTACACTCATTGACGCCACATTGAGGTGGCTTATAGATGGAAATTTCACAATGAAAAAAGCATTTGCTGCACTGTTCGTTTTGTTGTCTCTGGTAGCTTCAACTCAGGCCTTTGCCGGTCGTTGTCAGCACGACAGCGATACTGCCGCTGACGGCTCCCGCTGCGGTGGGCGTTCTGCGGATTCCCGCCCGGGCGGCGGTGGCATTCGTTAAAAACAAGGCCGCGAAAGCGGCCTGTTTGATCACTGTGCAGTTTTCGCTGATCGATTTTCAGCTCTAAATTCAAGAACCGTTTCAATATTTCTTTCCTTCAGCATATCAATAACATTTTTATTCACTTGACTATCACTGGTTAATAACTGGTAAACGTTGCTTCTCTCTTTATCAGAGTTTTCTTTAACAGCTGCTTTGCATGCCAAATGCTTATTGAAATTTTCTACATCGCTAGTACAGGAATTTACGGCTGCTGATGAAATATCAGACGCTGAAGAAACACCATCATCCAAACGTTTTATAGCATTTTCTATACATGAGTTAAGGGAATAAACGACAACTGAGCGATACCCTTCAGACGCACACCATTCTAAATTTCTTGAAGGATCGAGTGGTTTTACTTCGCTGGATTGAATTAACTTGTCAAAAACTGACTTATATTCAATCTGTTTTTTATCTATAGCCCATACTTCAGTAGCTGATTTATAATTCCCCGTATGCCTATTAACATCAAATCCATGTTTTATAAGCAAATCTGCCCATGAAAGATTTATTGATTCATTGTTATGAGGCCATTTTCCTGTCAGAACCGCCCCCATAGACCCCATATATCCGCCATATGATGGTATAGCACCATGGCTCAGTAACTTCTCAGCAACCACAGGGCAATTAATTACATAAGAGGCGTAAAGCCCATTCCATAAAGCCCCTCTATAGTAATCGCCACGATTAGGTTCTTTTAAGTCGATAGCCTTTGATAATTGTTCACACGTTTTGCATGCATCAAAGTTATCCTTATTGCATTGCAATGAACTGGCAGCTGTAGGATTTACAGAGACTATTGAAAGCACTATGCCAAAAAACAAATTTATTTTTTTCATCCTATTTCATCTGCTCTTCAACTTTATTTAGTAATGGTGATATCGCCCACAGATTCTGAAAAGGTAGCATTTTACGGACAGCGTGGGTTTGCTGGCTGTCAAATTCTCCGTTAAGTACACCATTCGCAACCGTCGCGGCATCACCGCCAAGATCAAAGGTAGGACCAAGTAAAGCACCAATAGTATTACGACTCTGAAACCTTGATACCGGAGGCGCACCAAACATCGCGCCAAGACCAAACCTACCGCCGCTTATGTTCTCAACGGTATTCAGCGGCTCAGAGAGCCAGCCAAGCATTCCGCCCCGGTCGATCCCCTCTTTCACAAGGTTATTCCAGCTGTAGTCGATATCGCGACCGCTTAACTTCTGTTTCATCATATAGACCATTGAGCCAAGCGCAATCGTGCCAAGCGCACCAAGATAGAATGCAGCATCGCCCTGCTGGATACCAGATACTAGCACCCTGTTATGCTGTGCGAAGATAAACGTTTTGAACTGCGTGATCATCTTCCAGCCTTCTTTACTAAAAAACAGCGGTGTATCACCTACGCCAGGCGTTACAATCACTGAGTCTACATCTTTCAGCACTGCAGACTGGAAAATCTCTCTAGCGAAACGGTCATCCCACAGATGACTATGCCCGGTTAACAGCCCGTCCATATCCTCTCCGTGCTTCCCGAATTGCTCCCCGATTCGGCGCAGAACATCTTCATTGATGCCGACCTGTGCCATCTTCCGCATTTCACTTTTGGAGAGCGTGCCACCAGCAGAAACTTGGCGAGCCGCGTCAAGTATCCTCGACTGCACTATCATCCCGGACCATGATTTAAGTGCGCTGTTCCACTGATTCATCAGCGTCCAGTTACCGAATTTCTGCGTCATCCAGTTCAGGCCTCGCTCAGCGGCGCTTCTCCGGCTATAGGGGTCAGTAAGATCCGCTATAGCCTTTGTACGCGTAGACAGGACATAATCAAGCCCAACGGCCATTTCTCGCAAATCCCTGGTTGCAATCTTCACTGAGTCCATATTTTTAAGCATGCTTACCATTGGTCCGAGAGATTTTCTCAGGCCATGCTGCATCATCGGTCGCATCAGATCAGTTGCAGCGGAGACGGTCATTCCACCAAGCAAACGGAGGAAGTTAATATTCCTAGCAACTCGCCCGGCACGAACAAAGAAACTGCGTGGATCTTGAGGTGCGCCGTAAGTACCAAGCAGTCGGTCACGCATAGCCGTAATATCCCTAATATCAGCCTCCCGTTGCTTCTCAAGAGCTGCACGTCGTTTAGGTGTTTTAGCCTCTTTTATTAGCCGGGTATATTCCTCACTAACCTGACGGATTTGCTCCCCCATATCTTTACGGCCAAACTGCGCAGTCAGCTCAATTTCTGGCGCCACCTGCCGGAGATAACTTTCCATGATGTAGTTAACATCTGATTCAAGAAAATCTTCTATACGCTCATCAGGAATAAGCAGCGTTCGGCTTTTAGTGAAACCAGCCCGACCAACGAGTCTCTCTGGGATAATATCGGCTGGTACAAGCCCGGAAGGTGCGCCTATTATTTTATTCACGATCTCGTCAGCAGCGTCCTCTGCTTCCTCTCGGGATAGAGGCTCCATCTGCTTCAGTGCTCGCTCGCGGCTTGCATTCAGCCTTGTGGTTGAATTTGCCCGTTTTTGCAGTCGGCGAAGCTCAGAACGATATTTCCGTGGATTATCCAGCAACTCCATATGGCGCTGATAGACAGGAAGCTCACTCTTTGCCTGCGCTATATCATCAAGGCGAGTTTTAAGGTCAGAGCTTTCTTTCATCATTCTTGCCTGAAGTTTTTCTGATGAAGTCTCGGCCAACTCTTTTTCTATTCTTGTAAGACGCGCCTGTGTGTCAGTCTCCTGAGATATAAGCCTATTTCGTTTATCCAGTTCTTCCATGAGTAGAATTTTTTTACCAGACCATTTCTCCGCTTCAGCGATTTCACTAGCGAGAGCATCAGCGCGCAGTGCTGATTCCTCTGCAGTTTTTAGCAATGAATTTATCTTTTCAATTCGCTGACCTGCTTTGTCAGCACCTTTGGCACTAATCCCTTGTATCCAGTTGGCAATTCGCCCTCTGAATTCCGTGCGGTCGGAAAGTATCTTATCGAACTTATAAATGCGGGGAAGATAACTTTTCGCCGTCACGACATCGATATCCTCAGGAAGGATCCCCAATTCCTGCATACGGGCTTTTGTGGTCTCAAAAATGGGGCGGATTCTGGCGGCTGCTTGTGAAACCTCAGGAATATCACTCTGATCACCACGGCGCATAGCCATGCCAACAGCTTCATTGAAATCAATAAAGTTCATCCTCTTCACGCCGCGGGCGCTGACAGATTTGCTGTACTGCTGGTAAGCATCACGAGTAGCTTCCATCTGCTTATAAAGCATGGCGTCGTATTGCTTAATCTTAGTCTCGACTGCCGTAAACGTAGCCAACCCCTCATCATTTTTGGCGAAGAAATAGTTATTTTCGGCAAGCTGCTGGTTAATCTGACGGGAAACAAGAGATGGTGATTGCGCCAAGCGGCCAGCAGGAGTGACACTCAACGTTTTGTTAGCAAGTCCAAGTCCAGCGAGCTGTTCCTGATCGAGTGTGGTATTGAAAACCTGAGCTGCACCAATGCTTTGAGGAGAATCCATACCTCGCAAATGATTACCTACTGAGTTAACCACTGCCTCGCGCGCGCTAGGTCCAGCAAGTAGCTGTGCACCAGCACCAAGGATCCCACCAACGAGAGCATCAACAACAACGTTCGATACGCTCTCCATCGGTGAGCGAGCTTCCTGAGTGGCCTGCAATGCGGCCTCTGAAGCAACACTGCCAGCAGCATTGGCTAAAGCAAAACGTCCGGCTGTTTCTGCAATACGACCGCCACGAACGACAGCGCCGAACGGAATAAACATAGAAATCGCATTGAATGGATCTGCTAATCTCATTGCTACAGAAGAGACTGTACCAGCAAATCCCAAGCCTGAATTGTATTCCATGTCAGCTCTCTGCTGATCGATTCGATGTTTAATTGCCATTGTTTCTTCAGGCGAACCGGAGTTGATAAACGAATCTGCAAAATCTTCATAGCCTTTAATATCTGCTGCATCGTTATCAAATGGGTTATATCCTTCAACCCTGTCAAACTGACTGAAAGGAGCACTGGCAATAAAGCTACCCAGCGTGTTATCTATACGAAATGCTGCTTGTCTAGACCTTTGAACGCGTTGATCACTGGTAAATGGGTTCACAGCAGAAAGCAAAGAAGGTGTTTCCATATAGAAATTACTGTCATCAGGTGCTGCTATTTGCTGAATATCCTCGCCAAGCAACTCTTTAGGATCCTGTTCATATATCGGCATTATTTGCCCCCTGCGTATATATTGCTCGGAAGGTAATTGGCTGAACCATAACCGAATGGTTTGGTCAGATCTGGAGGAGTATATCCATCTTTATTGCTGAACTGCGGCAGCGGATTGCCTTCTCTCCGCACTCTAGCCTCATCAACACGCTGTTGCTGGAACTGAATGGTTTGCCTGTACATTGGAGATGTCAGCTGATCCGGCTTGAAACGAACAGGGAGACCATTTTCTCCAATATAATTTCTCGGTTCTATCGCTCCGTTTGCGTCAGGCTGTAAAACCATAACAGCATAACTCCTATCCCTTGCCGTAAGGCCATCAGAAACAAGTATTAAGTCCGTATCACTGCGAGGACCGCCAAAGGATTTTGATTTAAGCTCGCGTTTTTCCTGCTCCCACTGCCCCTGTATCCAGTTACCAGCACCATTATTTACTCCGTACAATGCCTCAGGTGCATACTTCATAACCTCTGCTTTGCCATTAACCGTAGAAACTCCCCAGGTGGTTCTGATCATGGCATTGGTCATTTTCTCAGCCTGTTCTGCATCGCCACCTGTCTGTACAAAGTTAGCATCGTAAATTGTCTGGTAATCTCGCTGATAGGCCGCATTTGATTTTCCTGGATCGGTAATATCCGGAGACCACGAACCAAAGGAAGTCAGACTGCTGGCGTTATTTTGTGCAGCAGTTGCCCTCGCCGCGACATATTTTTTGTCTCGCATGGCAGTGGAAAGCATCTGTTTCATTCGGTCATCCTGTTGGAACACCTGGCTGTAAGCCATATCAACAGCCTTATCCTCCGGCACTCCAGCGCGGGAATAATCGTAAACCTTGCCGTAAAATGCCATCGTACTTTTATCAAGTGTTGCCGCTGCCGCCGGATTATTATCGAATAACTGACCGTAGAATTTTGCCATCGGGACAACCAGCGCAGGATCTCTTGATGTTGCTCCACTGTTAAGCATTGTTTTAACCTGAGTTGGTATCATGCCGCTTTTAGTTGTGACGGTGACCAGTGTATTGATGCTCTGCGGATCAGATATGGAAAACGAAGGCGCGATATCCTGCGCGAAATAACGGTCTACCGCTGCCTGATTGTTTTTGTCGTTCGGGTCCAGCGGGAAGTTATTTTGCATTGAAGACACGAACCTGTTTCTTCCCTGCTGAATCTCCCACTCCCTATCCATCTCTTTAAATTTGGCCTGCATTTTCTCCCAGCGTTGCTGGTTAGCTGCAAATCCAGGAGCGTTTGGATCCTGTGGACGTAAACGTTCAAGAATGTCTTGTCGTCCTTCTGGAGTGAGGTCTTTAGCGGCACCAATGACACCTCCATATTGTATCTGCGCCTGCATATCCTTCCACTTCATAGCGCCAATGCGCGGACCATTGGCCCGGATAAAATCGTCCTCAGAAGGTAACTTCTCAGGTTTCAATCCTTCATCAAGGGCTGAATATGCATCTTTAACTACGGTGCTAAGCTGGTCCGCATACTGCTGGCGGTACTGATTTCTCAGCTCATTAGCCTGCCTCAATGCCTGTATTTGCATTTGAGGGCTCATAGCATCAAATGCCGCATTGCCCGTATAACGCTTAGGTGAATCAAGGTTAGTTAGACCAAGGGCTGCCGAGATACCAGTTTCAAGCTGTTCGGTGCTATAAGGCATACTGCCATTTTCGTGTTTAATAATCCCAGCACATAAAGCAGCTAGTGTCTTTGGGTTAGAGATATCAAGCTGATCATTCTCCCCAACACCAAGCTCACCACACAATGCCCTAATATAAGCATCAGTATTATTACCATCACTAGCCGGAGCATAGCGATTAACAATCTCGCTAACGGTGTCATAGCCTTGACGCTGGTAAGACAACATATTTTTACCCAACGCGCGGATTCCATGCTCAGGGGTAGCAAACGTTGCAAAACGTCCATCGCTACCGATCTGACCTTCCCACGGGTTAGATTTGCTCGCTTCAATATTACCAGGGTTATTATTACGTAAACCACGAGCATCCAATGAATTACCATGTGATATTGCACGACTCACACCATCAAGATCCCCTGGCTCTCCATTAACCTGAAGAAACTCGTTGTATTTTTGAGCGATATTTCCTATCCATGCTTGCTGCCCCATTTGTTCCTTGAGCTGAGTTTTCTGCTGAACACGCCACTCATCAGGAAGCCCATGCGCATCAGCGTATTGATCAATAGATTCAAATCGCTGCTTGGCTAAATCGACAAATGCTTGGTTATCGCTATATAGCCCCGCAGACTGAGTGACAGCCAATGCATTTCCTGACAAATACGTTTGATCTTGGAATTGCTGAAACTGCCCAACTTCATATCGACGTGCCTGATTGTAATAAGACTGCATAGACTGCTGGAGTTGAAAGGATAATTTATTCCTTTCCTCACTTTCAGGAATTGAGCCTAATAATGCCTGAGCCCTTTCCTGCATATTTTTCATAACAGCGTCACTCTGACCAAGAGCGTTTTTACCCTGTTTAGAAATCAGCCCACTTTCAGGGTTGTTAATCTGGTCATCTGCAAATTGGTTAAATTGCAGTAACGCCTCCTGGGCCATAGCAACATTCGCTTTCTGCCTGGCTTCACCATATGCCACCGCATACTGATCTGCGACATTCGCCAGCACCTGACCTGCTTGAGGAACATCGAAGATCTGAAAACCACCGGTTTGCACACCACGACTTTGCACCTGGCGTCCGGATGTAGTAGGAACAACAGGCATCAGTAACCTCCTATTTTGAATCGGGAGTCAGAATTCATAAAACCTGAGTTAGATAACATTGGCGTCCCACCACTAGATGTACTTCCTTTAGAGAACGGACTCCACGTCCCACCAAACATCTGGTACGCACCGTATGCCTTCAGAGGCGCAGTGAGTAAAGTTGTTGCTGCTCCCACATTCCCCTGTTTACGGGCTGAACTGGCTTCTGCTTTATAGTTGGCAGCCTGAACCTGATAACCGTAAGCCTCGCGTTGCGCGTTATTCACCGTCGTCAGAGAATCAAGAGCGCCAAACTGGGCAGTGTCGCCAAATATATCCAGCGCGTTACCTGTAGATAAATCAGCGCCGGTAGCCCCCATTGTCGCCGCCTGTGTACCAAGCCGCTGTCGGGTCTCTCTGCGCCGTTGCTCAGCTTCAGCGTTACCTCTGTTTATTGCATCATTTGCCTGAGCTGTGGCTATATCTGCGTTCGCTTCTGCAACCTTCGAGGCATACTTTCCCTGTTGGTACTGGGTGTATGCCTGAATGCCACTCATGGCGAGCATTGCGCCACCAGCAATAACCGGATCGCACATTATTTTCTCTCCATGTGAAATCTGTGGAAATTAAGACCAAGAGCACCATAAGGCGCGGCTTCTTCAAGCCTGAATCCAAGCCAGTGCAGCCATGCTTTGGCAACATGGTTTCGCTCGTCGACATAGTTTTCCAGGCGCGGATAAACTGCCAGCATCTGCTGCAATACAGGGCGGCAGTGGCGAAGAAATGTCTTCTGATATTTTTCGATACGGCTGGTTCCGACCAGCCAGGGCGTACCATTGCCACCGATCATTGACGCCGGAGATACGCCAAACATGGTTACCAGTTCTCCGTTCGCAAATCCTGACCAGGCCATAGTCGCAGTACGCAGACCAACACGCAGCGCATCTTCGGTAGTCATCAGTGATACCGCATACAGTTCGTCAATATCAGCCTGACGAACATCCGGCAAAATCATCTGAAGATGCTCTTCGGTTGCGGGAATAATTTGAACACCGATCATCAGAATCCCCCAACAGTAAGGCGAGGAATAACGGCAAGAACAGACAGCGGCAACGGATCAAGCTGACGGATTTTTACACGTCCGTTTTTGCCCCAGTTACTGTCCAGTTTCACTTCTACTTTTCCGGTAGCATCATCAACAGGATCATCGTAGAACTCGAATTCACGCTGTGGATATTCGTACCATTTACCGCCGGGCGTAGTCGCCCAGATGCCGCGACTGGCATTCACAACCAGAGTAACGGAGGGGATCACCTGTTTTTTGTCCAGCAGCGTTTCCTGTCCGTTAATGTTGATATCCAGTGTTTCGAATTCAGCAGTTATTGGCAGGCCGATGTGCACTACAGCCCCCGGAGATTCCAGCGTGACGGCACCTCCGGAAACCACTTTCTGTGGTTCCACGTTCGCATCAGAGAGAATGTTTACGGTCTGGCCTTCAAGATGAGACAGGCCTCCAAATGTCCGGCGCGCCATCTGCCAGTTCGTGGTGGCCACATTCCTGAGGGATGGCGGGACGTTCCTGTTAGCACGAACCACTACAGCGGTGTTGCTGGTTACAGAAATAATGTCGCAACGTAATTCTTTTGACACTTCATCGCCAGTATCAGGATCAGTTCCGGTATAAGGGAACTGTAGTTGCGCACCGACATCACTACTGGTGAAGTACGCACCGCCAGAAATACTGATTGTATATTCCGCGCGGTAATCCCATTCGCCAGAACCACCAGTGATGGTCATCGTTCTGTCAGACGTATTTCTTCCATCATAGCTAAGGCCAGAATCAACAAAGAAAGCATCTTCATCGCTGGTAAATAAACGGCTGGACAGTCGCTCGATGTATCTCACTGTTTGCCCGTTAACGGTTCGGTTAACGACGAAATACACCGCATCTTCATTGCCTTCGCTGATACTGCATGTGCTTTCATATTTTCCGGTACTGGATTGTGGTGCCCATGCAAAAACCTGCTGATCACGCAAATAGGTCATCACCAGTAATTTACCGTCATCACGAATGCAGAAGGCACTGGAGTAAGGGACAATCGAGAAGCACCAGTCAACAATGCTGTGCTTCTGAAAAAGATGATTGGCAAGGATGGTCAGGTCGTTCCCCTGATAGCCGTCAACATCGAATGAGTAGGCCAGATCACGGACAACGCTGCCTTTCTCCTGGACGAACAGAGCAATATTCGCCACGGCAATTGGCGGGACGTTGCTTGAGCCATTTGATCCCTGAGAGCTGAATGCAAATGATGATGGGGTTAACACTTTGTTCTGGTCGCCGGTGATGACGTACTCACCTCCGGAAGTCAGCGCCACCAGAGAACCAACATCAATCAGGTGGCGGATCTCATTAACCTGACGTCCGGCATAGGTGTAGATAATTCTGTCGTCATCCTGCGTAGGATTGCTTTTGCCAAAATCCTTATAATCCCCGGTACGGCTGGCCCAGATAGTCTGAGGAAACGCAGTCGATGCGGCGAAGTAAAGACGTTGTTGATAATAAACAACAGTGCCAGGATAACCATTAACACTGTTCCAGGCATATTTAGCCCATTTATAGCTGGCATTATCCTCGCCAACGACCTGCGAAGGGATATAGGAAATCACCTCAGCAGTTGCAGTAGTGCCATTTGCAGCAGTGATACGGGCAATGCCAAAACCACTGTGCAGATACTCCCACTCAATGCCGGTATCATCATCACCGGATCCGCCCCAGCCATCCCATGATGTGCCTTCTGTATGCGAAGGGCGCAAAGTGCCTGTTTTGCCTACTGTAACGGCGCGATAGTAGTTACTGTCTGCACGGCGAATATCGCCAATTGACGTACTCTTACTGGTTTCCCATACCGGCACAGAATCCACTGCAGGCTGTTCCAGATAGAACAATTTGCCTACCTGCTCCGCGCCAAAAATAGAGGCGCTTGCCGTTAACGTAATTGTCCCGGTGCTGGCGCTGGCATAAACCGTCACTGACTCGTCAATATTGATATCTTCAAATGGTCCGTTCTTCGTTACCACATCAACCAGTTGCCAGTTGTCATGCGCATAGCGACGCAACTCTTTCGGCGGGTATGCCGGATGAACAAGCGTAAGCACGTCGGCGCTTTGCGTGAATTTAATTCGGAACAGATCGGCTTCAGTATATGGCGTGGCAATTTCATAAATAACATTGCTGCTGTTCAGCACCAACGCACCATCTTTGATAACGCGCATGTACTGGTGTCCGAACTCCAGAGCATAGGTCTGAACCGTCGAGAACTGGAACGGGATCAGGCGGCATTTCCGATTTGGGTATTTGGCGGCACCGACAAAACGCGTACCAGGTCGATTCTCAACGCCGCCATACTGCCGCACGATAAAGTTATCGCACTTGCGCAATGCCACCTGGTACTTCGCCATGTCAATACGCCCGTACAACGACGGTCCAATCTCACCACCGGCAAAGCTGGGCTGGATCCAACTGATAGCCATCAGGACAACCTCGCAATGGTAAACTCGTCAACCGGTGGCTGTGGTTCCTGTGATTCATTCTGGCTATGCGAGCCAGCACTAAGAATCACGCGATTGTACATATTGAGAGCAAATGTACCGAGATCCGCATTCCCAGTCAGCGCCATGTTAATGGCTGCCGCAAGACGCCAGGCCAGCGCCTCCATAAAAATGGCATCAAACATGTTTACATCTGAAACGCGAGAGACATACTTGAGCCATGCCTGCGGCTGGTCTGTGTAGATCAATTTTCCTGTTCCGTTGGTGTCTGCACCAACTTCGTACTGAACGCGCATTGCTGCTGTTGGATTGCGTACACCAGGAAGCATAATTTCAGTAATGCGCAGACAATCTGACGGGTACTGGTACGCATATTCCCAGTCAGGCGGTGGATTGCTCGTATCTGCAAGCGCCACGCGTTTGGTAGCAAAGTTCCAGTCAAAATCAGAAAGCACAGCATCACGGCAGGCCTCAAAGTGCAGCGAACATTCCCCCGCTTCCTTGCTGGCTTCCGTCAGGCTGTTAATGCTGCGGCTGTTGCCAATATTGGACAGCGCACGATTGCAGATCTCTACTACAGAGGCCATAAGTTTCTATACTCCTGCAATAAAGGGGCCGAAGCCCCTTGTCTGATTCGCGAGGCTTACACGCCCAGTTCTTTACGCTTATCTGCGATCTTCTCGCGTAGCGTTTCGGCTTTGGCGTTATGGTGTGGCTTCTCGTTAAAGAGCAATTCGTACTCTTCACGGAGCTTATCCAGTTCACCATCATCTGACACATCGTTGATGATTTTGGTGCTGGTTGCTGCCATTGACACCTTTCCTGCAACTTTTGCTTTTGCCTGTCTGGCTGCATCGTTAACAGGTTCCAGTGCGCTACCAGGCTCACCTTCGTATTCGATTTCTGCCCCCTCCGGCCACAGAGTGTTATGGATATGAGAGAGGCGCAGAACGCGGTATCTTGGTTTCTCACCTGACATCGATATCACCTTAACCAGTTACTTTTGAGCGGATCGGGTACGGCGTATTGGCATCAACATCCAGACTGATACCCGCAGTGAATTTGCCAGCCGTTAGTGGGCCAGTTGCGACGGAGTAGTTAACACGCAGATATCGCTGAACACCGGCAGGCACCTTTGCAGAAACAACTCGTTTACCTGCTGTCAGGGCGGTCTTTGCCAGTGCGCCACTATCATAAATAGTGGTCCATGAGCTGTTATTCTCACTCGTCTGCAACTGGATGTTTACAGTTGCATCACCGCTTGCCGCGGCGGCTGCGTTAACCAGCGCCCAAAACTCAAGCGGGTAACCCACGCCGATATCACGACGTTTTCCGTCAATTGGACCGAGATCGATTACGTCAGTAGAAGCCGCGGTATTCGTAACCGCCTGAGCTTCGGAGAACATCAACAGTTTGTCGGTGATCATCTTCTTTCTCCATTAGTGGGTCTGTTACGACCCACAGGTTAATAACAGGCGTTACACCACGCGGGCTTCTGTTTCCAGAAGTGCGTCAGTTTCGCGAATCGGCACACCACGAAGTTCTGTCCACCATTCGCCTTCTGTCTCTTTCACGCTGATCGCCAGAGAACTCTTCTCCAGAGATTGCAGGTCAAGCACTTCGTTAATGGTTCTGTTCATGTAGAAAATAGGACGTCCCATCCCACGATTTGGGATTCGATGAAGGGCACGAATCATCAGTTTTGCGATATTCGCAGCAGTAGAAGGAGCGTCAAGATTGCTGACATCGATGTTTGCAATGCGAACAACATAGCGCCAGTCACGCAATGTCAGCCCGTTGTCCCACTTATAATGGGTACGATAACCTTCGTACTTGCCGCCATTAGCATCTTCCAGTGTCACCTGGCCTTTATCTTCCATCTGGATGCCAGCCTTCTGCCCTTTCGGGAAGATGCCATGCACGGTGTTTTCGCCCCACACCACTAACCAGATTGAAGTGTTATCTGTACCCGTGCCACCAGCATCAATGATGTTCTGAGCATTACCCGCAGACAGGCTGGAATAGCGGGAGGACAGTCCCATAAACTGCTGAGGGTTAACGCTGGAATCACCGTAAAACAGCGTCTGCGCCATCGCCTGATTCATCGCTTCAATAAATGCTCGGTCTTCAGACAGGCGGAATTCGGCAGTATTACCGTTCAGATCAGCCAGAGACTTATCGACTTCAGCATAGGTTTCCAGCATGCCAATGGAATCAGTGACCTGCACCGTTGTTGATTTGCTCGGTTGTACGCCATAGTTCAGCAAACGCCAAGTAGCGGAAGGCAAACCAGAACGAATGGTGGTTCGGTGTCCGGTAGGAAGGTTTCCTTCAACAAAAGGCATATCCTGAAGGATTGGGTTGGTTTGACTGAGAAGCTCGATAATCTTATCGACTTTCCCGTTTGGATCGACGCGCTTACCCCAGTCAGCCAGCGTTAGCGCAGTTAAGCCTTTAACAGCCATTGTCATTTCCTCTCTTATTTGCCATAGAGCACTTCGGCCGCACTACGCTGGCCTTCATTACCACCGGTGACCATGCCATCTTCAGACATCGCCTTTCCGATTTTCACGAACGTTTTGACCAGATCAGGGTGATTACCCAGCCCGGTGGTGTTCAGATATTCTTTGAGTTCAGGTGTCCCGAACTGGTCAAGCGCACGCTGTGCGGCGCTAAGGTTAGAAATCAACTTGTCGCCACCGATTTCTTTGTCAGCTTTTACATCCGCAGCCCACTGCTCGGTTGTTTTCTGCCAGGCTTCTGCCTGGCGCTGCTGAACACCTGCTAGAATCTTCGGATAAGCATCAACCAGCTTTTGCGCTTGCTCGTTGGTCAGGTTAAGTTCTCGCGCCACCGGCTCGAATTCCTTCAACGCTTCTGTATCCAGCTCTACGCCTTCGGCAGCCTGAAACTCGTACTTCTCAGGCGCACCCTCTGGTTTATCGCCGTCCTTTTTTTCATCCTGCTTATCGTTTTCAGGCTTTTTGTCATCAGCAGGTTTATCGCCATCAGCAACAGGTTGTGGCTTATCACCTTCCTGTTGTGATGGATCACCAACTGGAGCAGGGTTATCACCTGCAGGAGCTGACGGTTCTGACGCAGCCGGAGCTGCTCCACCATCGACTGGTTGCTCATTGCAAAGACGGCTATACAGCAAACGCTCAAATAAATTCATGATCACTCCTGTTCACTGGCCTCTTTGGCCATCTTCAAATACTGTTCAGGGCAATGCGCCATAACGCGCTGAAACAGTTCCAGCGCCAGATTGCGTTGCCCCTCATTAAATGCCATTGCCATAGCGTCCATCGGTGAGATAGCGGAAAACACACGGCCTTTCTCCAGCACCGACCAGACAACGCGACGCCCTTGTTCACTGCTCATGACAAAGCGAATGTCATCAATTTCACGCTGCGCCATGTCACGTTGCTTACGGGCGTTTTCTTCTTTCAGTTGATCGTCTTCGTAATCTGTCATTGTGATTGCCCACCCTGACCACTAACTGCATTCGCCATAGCTGTCAAAACACTCGGATCCGAAGTTTTAGCTTCGCTTAGCGTCTTGGCACCCTGTGCCGCCGCCATCCCCACCGCCATCATTTGTTGTTGCTGTTGCTGCTGTGCCCGTTGCTGGCGAGCCTGCTCAACCTGTTCCTGCGGAACAATGACGGTTGGAGACACTCCGGACATATCAGCGAATGCATCGATCGCCTGATCAACGTTGAGTTTGTCGAGAGCTTCTGGTTTCGCTTGCGCAAGTTGACCAATGAAGTTAACCGTGGACGCCAGACTGGACAGGCCGATAGACTTCTGCGCCTGAGCCATGACGGAAATGTATTCGACCTTCAGGGGAATGCCTTCCATCGCGTCAGGCGGTGGCGGCAGCATGTTTTTACGCACCATCATCGAGAAAGCGCGGTCAATGAGAGGATTAAGACATTCGTCGTTCAGACGCTCCAGAACCGGCCCCAACATCAGAAGCTTTTCTTCTTTCATTTCGATCACCGCTTCAACAGGCATTGAGCGGGTATTGATGTTCTGCAACATCATGAACAGATCGACGAAGTAGGCGCTGTTAATGATTTGACGAGTGTCCTGAATGTCTGCCACCAAATCTGCTGTACTGGGGTTAACCAGATAAGCAGGCCTGAAGCCATCCTGACCAGTAATCTGATCGATATACGTGATGTCGCCAGGAAGAAGGGAGGCACGCTGATTCTTGAGGGAAGTCGGAGCAACCATCGGCGGATTGGTGGCTTTATCAATCAACTGCGACTTGCGCTTCTGGAGAAGCTGCAATGCCTTAACAGGTCCAAGCGCCAGCATACCCGGGCATGATGATCCATAAACATCTTCGCCATTAACTTCCCAGCGCGGAGCCATAATTGGAAACTCATCGAATCCGGACTCACGCAACAACTTGTCGTTATCGCCACCAACCTCGTAATAAACCGATTTGAATGGCTTGTTCTTGCTATCCAGCTTCGATGTATCGCGGTCAATGTTCGGGTAAACCGAATGCATCACTTCGATCCACTTCTCGTAGGTGCCGCTTTCCCACATGCTTTTTACGGATTCGCTGACGTTATTTAGCCCGAACTCCTGAACAAGCTGACGAACAGTCATAGAGAACTTGCGAAAACAGGTGTCAACACTGCCACGAGGTGAGTTAGCCAGGTAGTAACTACCTATCGGGAATGGCATTGTGCGAATTATGTCCTCGTCATCCTCCAGCACCGCCATTGCACCAGTGCTGTATGTGCCGAGGCTTCCGTATAACTGCGGAAGAGACTGGTAGAGATTCGACTTATTGAACATATCGTTCATGCGGTTCTGAACTGCCTCAAGCCACAACTTAACAGGGCCATAATCCATCATTTCAGGATCTGGCGTAGCCAGGCGAAACCACGGACGCGCGGGGCTTGTGATGCCTGACATCATGCCGCTGGCGAGAGTGCGCGCCGCCATAGTCCCGGTCGAATCAATAATGCGTGTATTGCGCCGATCGTTACGGTTGGCCTCAGAAGTCAGAAAGCGGGAACCACGCGGGTTGATGTAATCACTCAACTCGCGCCAGTGCGGCTCGAACGACTGACGCTCGCTTTCAAGTTGTGCGAACTGTTTGTTCAATCGCTCTTTAGTTGTTTCCGCCATTTCAATGACTCCGGTTACTGACCAAGCAGCGTTTTACCGCTGGTATTAGCGGTTGATGTGTCGCCCTGAGAACCGGTAAGCAGCGTAGAACTACGACCAGCAGCAGCGCGACGGCGACGAGTTTCTTCGTCGCGGGCATCAACAACGGCGGCATCCTGCTCCTGTGGTGCTGCCTGAACTTCTGGTGTTGCAGGCACTGATGGTGAGCTACCCATGCACATATCAATGACTCCGTACGCAATTAAATTATTACCAATTTAACCACATATGATTTATTTATCGTAGATAGTTGACATTTAACGCACGAATTATTACCTTTCAGGTAAGTAAAGGGTTCATTCCGGTTACTAACCTGACTGGCTTGTCGTTAAATTGAACAGGTGGAGTGAGCTTTTATTTTGAGCAGTACGGCGTATGGCACATGCGCCGATAGCGGTCTGGATGCGTTTAAGGGGCACCCTCCCTTGCTCGGGCAAACGAACCAGGTAGCCGGAATGTGCAAGTCGAGCGGTTTTATTCCGCGCACGGGGATTCACCATCCCGGCGATTCGGTGTGACACCTCGGAAGAGACGAGGGTACAACGATGAGAGCATTTATGGAGCCGCGACAAAGTGTGGCGCCTTAACAGGCTAAGTGCTCTCAGCGTTGTGGCATTAGCTCAGTTGGACAGAGCAACCGCCTTCTAAGCGGTTGGTCGCAGGTTCGAATCCTGCATGCCACGCCAGAATCACGCCTAAGGACCGTGATGCCAGAAGTTCCAGGTGCTTGGCGGTGATAGTCCTTCAAGGGAAACTATCACCGCCCTTTTTACAGCAGGACGCCATTGCGATGACTTCATGCTGTAAACCCGTGCAGCCACGGAAGGCATAACTCATTGCTTCCAGTTCGCCCGGTTCGCCGGGCATTTTTTTGCTTGATGACCGCAAATTACCTTAAAGGTATAATCATGAAAAACTTCAAGGTAATTAGCATGTTTGAATCGTTCAAAGAGCTGTTTTTATCTACTGCCAATACTGCCGTGAATCGAGCCAAAAACCCTGTGCTTGGTGCTTTTGTTATGTCCTGGTGCGCCTTCAACTGGAAATCAATTCTTTATCTATTTTTTAGCAAATCAAACATAATAGATAAAATTTCATATATCTCAGATAACAGCACATGGAAAACTGTTATGTTTTATCCATGCTTATCTGTAATTGCTATCTGCTGCCTATTACCATGGGTAAACAATATCATTAACGTATGGCAAGCAAAGCCTCTTGATAATAATGACTCAATCGAAAATCACCTGAAGGCAAGAAAAATCCAGCGTGAAACAAGACTGCAGAGGTTATTGGCTAAAAAAGATGTTACATACGACAAAGTTAAGACTGGCGCGGAAAAAGACATCCAAGAGATGAAAGAAGAGATTATTCGATCAAAGAATAGTATGGGGGAATTGACTGCCGAGTTGAAAGCTAAAGATGACGAATTGAGTTCCGCCAGTGCTCAGTTAGCAGCTCTAAATCATTCATTAAAAGAGATATCGGAAACTCTTGGAAGAATGAATGAGGCATATAAGACCCTCCAAAATGATTTCGACGAATACAAACTCAAATACCCTGAAAAATCTCAAATAAAAAGCCTTGCACTTGGCAACGGCCAAACAATTAGCAACTTTTTGGAGCAACACAACTTATCCGGATTAAAATCTGGTAAGCCAAACGTTTTTAATAACTTTGGTGTTCTATCTGGATTATCAGGTTTCGAGGATAAAAATAAAGACTAAGCATATGGATCGTACTCGGTAAGCGCCTTGCCTTGCTGGTTCTGCTGCCCGGGAAGTCGCAGGCGCTTTGACACCGGGAAAGCAAACGTCAGCAGTAGCGCATCGCCTTTACCAGGCGAACGCCCAAGACGCTCTTTGATATCTTCCTTCGGTTCGATAACGATTTTACCGTCCACACGAACTTTGTACTCTGCCGCCGACAGGTCGTCTGCTGTTTCCTGGTCATCCAGCATGCCGCCCAGCCTCAGCCATGTCTTGCATGAATTGAACATCTCCCCACGCTTGTTGAGCATCTGCGGGTCAGTAGACGCGCCACCGAACGGAACAAGTTGCCATGTACGACCCCATCCGTCACCGATTGACTTCAGACCGGTTCCGTAACCGAAGTCGATGAACACCGCGTCAGCCTGGTACTGGTCTTCAAAGTCAGCGATACGCTTCGCCATAATCAGATCGTCGGTGGTCTTGTTACCAGTCCATAGCACCTTACTGTGCAGCCCCTGCCGCAGGTATATCACCGCGTCATCAACACCTGAGTATGCCGGGTCAACGCCGATTATCACCGGAGCATGTGCAACCTGCGCAGCGGTTACCACCCGTTTCATTGCCTCATCAGTAAGACCGGTAGGGATAAACTGCAATTCAGATGCATCCGGGAATATGCCGCGCACACGGATTTTAACGAAGTCGCTGTCTTCCCCGTAGTCATCAACCCATTTCTGCAACTGCTGTTTGTTAGTGCCTTCCACCGTCCGGCTGTCAATCTGCGCAGTTTTCCAGCGGTGTTTATATTTGCGGAAACATTCGCGAAAACGCCCGGTGTTACGTGTAGGGTTTCCGAACGCCACCCAGATAATCTCAGTGTCTTCGTCCGTAAGCGCACCCTCAGCAACTTCCCACACCAGATCCGCAATGTTCGACGCTTCATCGAATACCACGATGATGCGTTTGCGCTCGTTGTGTAGTCCGGCGAATGCCTCAGTGTTGTGCTCAGACCAGGGTATTGCGTCAGCCCGCCACCGCTTGTCGTGCCCAGGGTCATTGCTGTACATCGCGGTAGCGGTACAGGTAAACCAGTCTTTCGTGATAGCAAGGTTAGACCACTTGATAATTTCCGGCCAGGTCTTCGTTCGTAGCTGGTTGTCGGTGTTAGCGGTCACCACAACCTTACAATCCTCGCAAGTGGACATGCCCCAGTTGATCAGCATTGAGATGAATGCGGATTTACCAATACCGTGACCAGAAGCGCGTGCCAGCATAAGCGGCTGATAGCGCGTCTCTGGATTCTGCAGGTGATCACGTATCTCTCGGAACGCATCAGCCTGCCACTGACGTGGGCCGGTGGCATGTGCCAGTTCAGTCCCCTCTTCCCCCCACGGGAACGCATAGAGAGCATAGCCAAGCGGATCGTGAGTGAACCCTGCAATATCCTCGATCAACTGCTCTTCAGGAGATAACGCTGTATCTGTCACTGATTACCATCCTGACGTTCTTTGAGTCGCTTCCTGGCTGCCGCTATGCGATCAGCAATTGTCACATTCACATTAACATCCAGGCGTTCTTTGAACGCGTTGACATCAACATGCTTACCAATCAGCTCAAGGTTCTTCACCTTGTCAGGCCATTTAATTTTTTTGAGGATTGTCTCTATCGAATCCTCGTTCATGTTCATGATGGTCGATGACAGATCAAAGCCACTAAGCGTAGTGCGCCAGATTTTCGGCCACTCACGGATTGGTTTAAGGCTCCCATCGTCGTTGAGGATGTCGATCACGTCCATCTGGTCGATCTCCACCAGGCGCATGAGAACGTAATCAGCACTGACGCGCATTCGTTTGTTGCGCTCCTCCATCAACTCGGCAATCCGTTTTTGAATGCGTTCATCGCGCATCATGACACTGGCTTTAACTGCCGCTGTATTTGGGGAGAATCCTGCGTTAATCGCTGCCTGAGTTTGGTTTTCAGGCGTTTTGATGTATGACTGGCAATAAGCCTCCTGCATTGTTGTTAGTGGCTTAAATTGCGTTGATTTGCGTTTATAGGTTTTAGGTTCAGCAGGCATCATAACCACCGTGGTAATAGTTACCGTTGTGGTAATAGTACCATGCAAAATAAAGCCGCCATAGTTGGCGGCAGTATTCAAAATCCATCAAATTCATCATGCATAATCTACTCGTGACATGTCACACTATTAATTTCGTTTCATGCCAGCCTTTAGTCACCCAGCATTGCGAGTCACCATTACACGGGCATGAATTAACGGGAACTCTCTCGCCGCACTTACCGCAAAGTTTTCTGCTGATCGATTTTATACGCCCGCGCACACGTGCATCATCCTGGCGGATCAGCAGCGCGATGTACTCGGCCATTTCATAGGGATCGCGACCAGGGCGCCGGGCGGCGCAGTTCCGCGCCAGCATTTCCTGCTCCTGCTTATCCAGCACCAGTTCAATTTTGCGCTCACCGGCGGCGGACTGCCGAGCGCGCTGCGCGGCTTTGCGTTCTGCGGGGGATTTAGCCACGAATCGCACTCCACGCCAGATTGATTAATGACTCCCAGGCAATATAAACCCGGATACCAGCAGCCAGGCCGAAACCAATCACCATGGCATAAAGCAGAGCGTTGCACTTGTTCATTACTTCACCTCCTGCGGTGGTTCCGGTAGCGGCATCCAGTGGGTTGCTTGCTCAATACCATTACCCGGCTTAATCGTTGCATCTCCGCGCCGAAAGGTGCTTCCGGTATAGCGTGCGGAGCATATTAGCGGTTCAACCAGAGAGCTATCGAAATTCACCGAAATAAGCACGTTCTGGCCCTTTTCAGGCATTCGCTCACTACAGCTTATCCAACCATCCGGAGTTACCGGAGTTGGTCCATCGAATTCGGGCATGTCAGGACCTTTTCTGATAGCTTTAGCCAGCTCCAGCGGGTCATCGTAAAGCCAGTCGCCAGTTTGTGGGTGATTTGCTTCTGCAAGCTGCGCAGCCCATTCAAGACCATCTTTTTGACCTTGGAGATAATCAAGTGGCAACTCTTCATGATTACTTGCAGGTTCGGCACCATGAAGCATGGCGGCGCGGCAGGCGTTCCAGCCTCTCACCTCTGCAATAGCGGCAACAGCATCAACCGCGTACATGCTAAGAGGATTAGGCATTGGTTTTTCTTCCGGTACTACTGGCACTGGAGGGGTGGCGTAGAGTGGAACTCCTCCCCCTCCACCAGAAAATTCATTGCGAGCGTTATACTCACGACCATCTGCGTCATCACGCATCCACGCCACCGCTTCTGCTTCCAGCGATGCCAGTGCGATTTCATAAGCCCGACGCTCAATATTGTCTCGGACGTCCAGGCTGCCTATACGCTCTCTGATTTCTTTAATCAGTTCTTTGTCGGTTAAAGTGGTCATGCTGCGTTTCCTTCTTTCTTATTAACAATTACACCGTCATATATTTCATTAAGGTGTCCTCTTAGCTCCATGCGCCTTAATGCAGATAACATGTAATCGCATTC